GCCCGACCGCCGCGCTCGTACTCGGCGGGTGCGAGCAGCTTGCCCCGCTCGTCCTTATCCAACGTCACGCACTCCCACGCCATCGCGTGCGCCCGCCGGCAGTGCGGGCACAGCGCCCACCAGTCGTACGGCTCGCCCGAGAGCCACTGCTGCCAGAATAGATCGTCCTCGAGCACTGGCGAGGAGCACACCAGCGTCTTGCGATTGATCGAAAACGTCCGCTGCCTCCGCTTGCCCAGCGAAATCGGGTCCGTGTCACTGCCGACCGCCGCCGGGTATTTCGTCGGCTCGTCGAAGACCACGTAGCGCACCGGCATGTCGCTGAGCGTCACGGCCGAATTGGCCCAGGCGATATACAGGATCATGTCATCCAGAATCGTCTCCTTGCCGATGTTGAAATTCGCCACGTCCCCGCCGATCTTCTCCATCAATCGCGGGCAGCTCTTGAACATCGGGCGGATCCGCGTGCCCAGCCGCTTTTTCGCCACGTCCTCGATCGGCAGGACGATCAGAAACGGACCGGGATCCACGTCGGCGGCGTAGCCCAGCGCGATATTGGCGAACTCCGTTTTGCCGGCCTGGGTGCAGGCCGCGGCGTTGAGCTGCCGCAAACTCCCCGATGACCACCAGCGCATGGGCTCGACCCAAAACGGCACGTACTCGCGGCTCCAGCGCCCGTGCACCTGGGCCGTCTCGCGCGGCAGCACGTAATGGGCCTCGGCCCACGTCACCATGTCCGGCCGCTCGTGCGGCTCGAGCAGCTCCCGCTCGGCCTCGAACAGCGGCAGCGGCGGGGCCCCGTCGCTCGTATCTCGTATCTCGTCGCTCGCGACCCGTGACCCGATCATTTCACCTCCGCCCCCGACAGGGCCCCGTCGATGTAGGCCGTCCAGTCCGTCGGTCCCGACCACCCGTGCATACTGTTCCACGGGCGCGGCACCAGCAGGGCCGAGCCGCCGGCGGCCTCGAAGGCCTGCACCACCGCGTCGCAATCGTCGATCAGCAGTACGCCCGGCCGGGCCAGCGCCTCTTTGCGCGGCGTAAAAACGTACTGCCGGGTCCAGGCGCCGCCGAGCTCCCGCTCGATCCAGCGGAGTTTCCCGGTCACGCTGCCCGTCTCATGCGTCGGGGACGAACAAATCAGGATCTTGCGGCCATCCTGCACCGCCGCGCGCACCACGTCCCATATCCGCTTGCCGTCGGGCATCCAGTCGGCCGTCTCCCAGAAATCGGCGCCGAAGACGCTGAACAGATCCGTATCGCAGCCGAACAGTTTGCCCGGGTCATATTCGCCCCGGCAGGCCGCCGGGTCCCACCGCCGCCCCAGCACCCGCGCCATCGACCCGACGAAATCCACCAGCACACCGTCCAAATCTACCAGCACCCAGTCGATTGCAGATCGGGGAGTGGAGATTGGGCATGCACACCCTTCGGACCCTTCACACCCTTCACGCCCTTCCAACCCTTCGCGCCTTTTCTGATGCAGTTTCGTCGACGAGACCCCCTCCCGCACCGGCGCCAGGACCACCCGGCCGCCGGCGTGGGTCACGATCGCACCGCCCACGACCTCGTCGAGCCGGTAGTCGCCGCCCTTGGCCAAAACCTCCGGCGCCAGGGCCGCCACCAGCGGCTCGACGCTCGGCTCGGCCGCCGTGCCGAAGCTCGTGACGTAATCGACGCCGGCCAGCGCCGCGACGATCTCCATCCGCTCTTTGCAGCCCTGGATCGGCCGATGCGGACCCTTGAGCGCCCGCACCGCCTCGTCGGTATCGACCGCCACCACCAACACGTCACCCTGACTCGCGGCGAACTGGATCGTATCGACGTGACCGCCGTGCAGACCGTCGAAACAGCCGTTTGTCAGCACCCATTTCCGACCGCCCGGCCGCGCCCCCCGCCGCAACCCGATCAACTCCGCCTGTGCCATGATCTGTCCCATCGTTGGAATCTCCTATTTCCAATTTCCGATTTACGATTTTCAACTACGACTGAGAGGCGCCCTACGCGACGATCACGAATCGTCTCACGGGCGACCCGCAGCACTCTCAGCTTCCGATGAGTACTGAGAGAAGGGAGCTCCACGTCACGCCGCCAGGACCATCCAACCCGCAGCACCCTCAGCTTCCGATGAGTACTGAGAGTTTGAACCTGCTCAAAGCCGAAGCCATGCGGTAGGATCCCGCAGCACTCTCAGCTTCCGATGAGTACTGAGAGTCCGGGCTGCCCCCAATGCCTAAGTGACCGTTACGTCCCGCAGCACTCTCAGCTTCCGATGAGTACTGAGAGGAACGACTCGACGCGCGGCGTTTCCAAGGCAGACCGTCCCGCAGCACTCTCAGCTTCCGATGAGTACTGAGAGGAGCTCGTATCCTGGCCATCGATCCCGTATCTGTCGCCCCCGCAGCACTCTCAGCTTCCGATGAGTACTGAGAGCGGTCAGACCGGCCGCGTCGATATGGTCCGCCAGTTCCCTCCCGCAGCACTCTCAGCTTCCGACGAGTACTGAGAGAATGAATGGACGCGGGGCGTCTCAAAGGCAGATCGGCCCGCAGCACTCTCAGCTTCCGACGAGTACTGAGAGGGCGGTGCACGTAAATGCTGTGATCCTCTCACTTTCGACCGCGTTCCGCGAGTGGCTCGGCCCGCCAGGGGATCCATCCTTGCTCGCGCTACGCTTTGCGGAAGCGTAAATATGGTTTATCAAAGAGCTTCGAGCGACTCCGGCTTATCTTTAATCACTGGGCCGCTCGCACTGATCTGGTTGCGCAGATGCAGCAGTTGCAGCAGCGAGGCCGCCTCTTTCCGCTGCGCCCGACGCCACTGCCGCCAGTACTGTTTCTCCTGATCGAGTAATTGCTTTTGCCGTAGCGACCTCATTAGCTGGCCATCGCCTGGAGCAGGTCCTTGACTTCCCGTACCGTCATCGTGAGGTTCCGCTTGAATGTGACTTTGTTGCCATGGATCACGTAGGGCATGTTCTCTTCCGGATTGCCCTTGGTCAGCCTTGCCCGCTTTTCCTGGTCTACCAGCCACGTCTTTTGTTCGGGCACCGACCGCACGTGGTCGTCGGCGAATACCTGAGCGGCCTGTTCCGATGTCAGCGATCGCGAGTCCGCTTTGAGGACGTCGTCGCCGCCGATCAGCAGTTCCACGGGCTCACCGCCCAACAGGCGTAGTTGTGTCGCATACGGCAAACGCATGATCCGGGACCGGTGCGGGCCGCCATCGCCCAGTAACAGGCGGACGTCCACCTGCCGCCGCCCGATTTTCTCAAACTGTGACCACGTCCCTTCGGGAATGTACGGCAGCGCCGCCCGGAACTCTCCCGCCCGCTCCGGGGCTTCATCGATCGCCCGGACGTAGATCTCGGCCGCCTTCACCAGTCCGTCACGCGCATCGTTAAGGGCCTCGCGGAAGGCGACGATATACTCCGGATACTCCGGGCTCGATGTTGTCAACGCCTCACTCATTCGCTGTCTCCTTTACCTTGAACAATACGCCAAATTCATTCAGCTTGTGGGCCAACGTGGTCTCGAACTCGCTCCACGTCCATTGGGCCAAGTAACCGTAATCTTGGTCGTCGTAAACGAGTTCCGCCACTCGCCGTCGCTGGCAGAGGCAGGCAATCTCATGCGCTAGCTGCTTTCGGGCCGTCTCCATCCGATGGTGATATTTCAGACACGCCGCCTCTCGGCGACTGGCGAACGAGGCCGGCCCCCGCCGCTGTTCAGCCTTGCGGTCGTCGCTCAACCGTTGCAGTTGCCGCCTGTGCCCGGCCTGCCATCGCCGCAGATGATCCCAATGCCATCGCCGGATGTTCGACAGCCCTCTTTCCGTCTGCTGACACGCGACCAACAGGGCCTCAGCGTCCCGTCGCAGTAACAGCGACCCCGCTACCGGGGACCGAACCATGCGCGGGAACCAGCCCACCATCTTAACCATGACGCGATGCTTGACCTTCTGTTTACCCCCGTCCCGCTCCACTATCCCATTGCCATGGTCGGAACCATTGCCGCCCACCCGCCTTCGAAGAATCGCCAGTTCGCCCTGAATCGCCTCCGCTGAGACGAATTTACGGAAGTCCCTGACCTGGCCGCGCCAATCCCTGCCCTGCCGCAGTTGCAGTAACATCTTACCTCCTACCAGAGGCACTTCCACCGCCGGGACCAGATCGCCCCCCTCCTTGCCGGCTGGTACAAACTTCGGCTTCCACTCGCGATTGTGTACCGGATAGGGCTGGGGGTATCTTGCGCTCGGCAGACTCGAAGCTCCGGTCCAGAGCAGCTCATATCGCTTCTTGCGGTATTTCCGCTGCAAGCTATTCATCAACGCCGCGAGAGATGTCGGCCGAAAGCCCGGCCACTTCGCCCGGCACTCGTGATAGAGCGGCTTGCCGTCGAACTGGAATTTGCCGAGCTTTTTCTGTTCGGGCGTTCGGACGGTGTCGCCGGCAAACATCCGGCCCATGATCCAATTCGTCATACTCGTAGCCTGCCCCCACGACTCCTGCAAGACCTCCCGCAGCTTCGGCCAGCCGACCCCCTCTCCAAGGGGCCGCAACACTTCCATCGTCACCGCCCGCAGCACATACCGCTCTTTCCAACATTTGTCGCAGTAGACATCGTCGGTACGTTTCCAACCCCTGGGCAAGCGTTTCCCTTCTGTGTGTCGACCGCACGCGCTGCAGAGGTATTTCTTTTTCTCATCCATCCTTCACACCCTTCACAGGTTCTCTGCCGTCGCCTCCTCGACCCGCGTGACAAATTCGCGCCGCAGGTCGTCGGCCAGGTCTTTCAGTTGGGCGACGATTTGCTGTTTCGTCTGGCCGGCCAGGGCCGGGCCGTACTGCTCGGGCAACCGCTCCAGCAGCGAGACCATCGCCCGCTCGCGGACCAACCAGCCGGCGCGGACCTCGGCGAGTGAGACCAGCTCGCCCCGGCGGTGCTGCAATTCCAGGGCCAGCCGCTCGGCCTTGACCGCCTGGAGCGGATTGACCGCCGCCGGGGTATCGATGCCCGCCTTGCCCCGCACGAACCCCTCGTACCACCGCACCATCGCCGGCAGGTCGTAGGTGGTGTCGGCGGCGTTGCGCGGGCAGCCCTTGTCCCGGCGCCAGAGGTGCAGGGTCTGGCGCGTGACACCGAAGATCTCGCACACCAGCGGCTCGGGCACGCGGCGCGGGTCGAACTGGGCGTGGGCGATCTCGCTGCGCAGCACGTTTTCGAGCTGCTTGATGGCCTGGGCCTTGCCCGCCTCGGCGTTGGCCAGCAGCGATTCCTTCACGCGGATGGCCGTCTCGAGCTTGCCGGCGTTCCAGATCTCGGCGGCCTCCAGATCGTTCGTCACCAGCTCATCGAACGCCGCCAGCGGCAGCTCCAGATCGTGCGCCGCCTCGTGACGCGTGGCCCCCACGCCGGCCAGGCGCCG